CTGCTGGAGGTCTTGCGATTACTGGAGCTGGTGCAGTTTCAATTGCTGCAACAGTTACAGGTACGACTAGAAGTGGAATTACATTTAATAATTTTGGACAAATAACTGCAAGCACTGCTTTAGTTAGTGGAGATTTACCAAACGCAACTGCTAGTGCTACTGGTGCTGTTTCCGTTCCAACGGGAGGGCCATTATCTATAAGTGGTGCAGGCGCACTTACCGTTAGTAATTCAGGTGTAACTGCTGGAACAGGGACAAAAGTAACAGTAGATGCAAAAGGAATAGTTACCGCATTAACAAATATTGCTGCTGGAGATTTACCAAGTCACAGTGCTGCTTTGTTAACAAGTGGGTCTGTTGATGCAGCAAGGATTGGAACAGATTCGATTGATGGTTCTAAATTATCTAATTCATCAACGACAATATTTCAATCTATAGCTCAAAGTGGTTATCCAACAGCACAATTCAATGGACAACTGCTATTTGATACGGTCTCAGAAGATGCTTTTATTTGGGATGGAACAGCTTGGCAAGCAATAACGACATTAACAAAAGGAAGTTTGGTTTTTGGTGGAACTTATAACGCTAGTACATCAAAAATGGCTTCGACGACCAGTGCAGGAATTGCAGCAGGTTTAGCAGTTGGATCTAATTTACCTACAGCTAGCGCAAATACCGACGGTGTTTACGTTGTAGTGTCAACTTCTGGAACGCCTGGGTCTCCGGCTCCTGTTGTTGCTCTTGCTCCTCCTGACTATATTCTTGGCGTTACAAATAGTTCCGGATCTTCATGGAATGAGATCGATTTATCGCAGACCGTAGCTGGGCAAGTTGCAAGCAATATCACTTTCACACCTTATGGTCAGCTCAGCTCGACCAACGTGCAGGATGCGTTGCAAGAACTTGAGACAGAAAAGATGGGTTTTGCTGGTGGTACTGTTACTGGTCAGCTATTAATTGGTAATACTGGAAGTTTAGTATTTGAAGGATCAACTGTTGATGCGTATGAATTAACCCTTGCTGTAACTGATCCAGCAGGAAGTGATAAAACAATTACTTTCCCAGATATAACAGGAACAGTAATTACGAGTGGGGATACAAATACTGTTACATCAACAATGGTTGATGCAAGCTTAGTAAATGCAAACTTAGCCGCAAATGCTGGAATTGTTTTAACTAAATTAGAAGGAATTACTTCTGGACGATTAATAGTTGGTAATTCATCAGGTGTTGCTGCTCAGGTTGCAATTACAGGTGATATTGGGATTACTAATGCAGGTGTAACTTCAATTGCTGCTGGAGCCATTGTTGATGCTGATATTTCTGGCTCGGCTGCGATAACAGGAACAAAGATTTCTACTGGAACGACAAGTGCCGTTGGTGTTCTTCAATTAACAGATGCAGCAGATAGTACAAGTACAACGACGGCTGCTACTCCTGCGGCGGTAAAAGTTGCGAAGGATGCTGCTGATGCTGCTGCCACAACAGCTAACGCTGCTTTGCCTAAAGCTGGTGGCACAATGACAGGCAATCTAATACTTGATAATGCAAAAGAAATTAGGTTTAGCGAAGGAGATGGTGATGGTACTAATTACACAGGAATCAAAGCACAAGCACAATCAGCAGATATTGTTTTAACTCTTCCTGCTGTTGCACCTACAACAGGTCAAGTCCTCAAAAGTGGTTCTACGGCAACCACACTTGAATGGGCAACTGACTCTGCAACTGACTCAACTAAAATGCCTCTTGCTGGTGGCACGTTCACAGGAGATGTAACTTTTACTGGGGACAGTTCAAATGGGTTATGGGATAAGTCAGCGAGTGCGTTTGTTGCCAATCTTACTGGTAATGTCACTGGAAACACTTCAGGTTCTGCTGGCTCATGTACTGGAAACGCTGCGACTGCAACGGCTTTAGCGACAGCAAGAAATATTGGTGGAGTTAGTTTTGACGGTACTGCAAACATAAATCTTCCTGGTGTTAATGCTTCTGGAACGCAAGACACTTCAGGGACAGCAGCTCTAGCAACTCAATTTACTGTTACTGCTAATAACACAACGGATGAAACTGTTTATCCACTATTTGCTGATGGAGCAACAGGATCACAAGGAGCCGAAACAGATACAGGACTTACTTATAATCCTTCAACTGGACTACTTACCAGTACAAGTTTTGCAGGAAACATAACTGGGAATGTAACTGGTAATTGTTCTGGAACTTCTGGAGGTTTTACGGCTGGTAGTGCTAGTAATTTAGATTCAGGAACTGTCAATGTTGCAAGGCTTGGATCAGGAAGTTCTGTAACTACAAAGTTCTTAAGAGGAGATAATACATGGCAGACAATTTCTGCTACTCCAGAAGGAACAGCAATACTTTCAACAGGGGAATCAGGCGGTACTAAATTCCTAAGAGAAGACGGTGATGGAACGTGTTCTTGGCAGACAGTTAGCGGAACAACAATCAACACCAACGCAGATAATCGACTTATTACGGGATCTGGAACGGCAAACACTTTAAATGGTGAATCGACTCTTACTTATGATGGATCTTCTCTAAATCTTGCTTCAAACAGTAGCTCCTACTCTAATTTTGCATTAGATATAAGTGGCTCACACGACGCAAAAATAGTTCTTCAAGGCTCAACTCATCCTTATATTTACTTTAGGGAAGGTACTACTGATAAGGCACTTATTCAGTGGGAAGGTAATTACGGAGCATTATATATTCAGAATAATGAAGAGAATGCAGCTTTAAGGATTAAAGATGATATTGATTTCTCAACAGATACGTCTGGAACACCAACTTGGTATTCAATTCTTCATCAAAATAATGTTGGGTCAGGTGGAAAATTAGCAAGTACAAATGTTTACGTTAATGAAATACACGGTAGCGGTGCAAACTTAACTTCATTAAACGCTTCAAATATTTCTTCTGGAACGATTGCAGCGGCAAGAGTCCCAACACTTAACCAGAACTCAACAGGTTCTTCAGGATCTTGTACTGGTAATGCGGCAACAGCTACTAATGCTTCAGGCTTAACTGGTTCACCAAGTATTACTTGTACAAACGTATCTGATTCAAAAGGTAATGTAAGAACAATTGTTCAAAATTCTCAGAGCACATATACATTAGTTGCTGCTGATGCTGGTAAACATATACTAGCTACAGGTACTATTACTATCCCTACTGGAGTTCTATCAACAGGTGATGCTGTGACGATTGTAAATAGCAGTAGCTCAAATATTACTTTGACTGCTTCTGTGAATACTCTTTATAATACTGCTGATGCGACAACAGGTAATCGCACACTGGCTGCTAGGGGAATGGCAACTATATTATTTACAAGTACAAACACTGCTTATATTAGTGGAGCTGGTCTTTCATGACGATACAACAACTTTTATTAGGTGCTGGCGGCGAAAGTGTTACTGGAGGTCAGACAACTTTTATTGGAGGTAGAAATTCCTTTGGCTCTATTGGTGCAGTAACAGCATCAGCCTCTAATACTGGAACTGGTTCGCCAACAATTGGTATGGGCCAATTAACTGGCAGTTTTAGCTCTGGCAAAAATAATAGGTGGAGTTGGGTTTGCCCAACTGGTGTTAACTATGTCACCGTCCTTTGCGTTGGAGGTGGTGGTGGCGGTGGCGGTGGAGAAATACTTGATTATTACGTTCCTTATGTTGGTGATATTTATGTGCAGCAGAGTGGTGGCGGCGGCGCTGGTGGCGGATTAATATACGCCAATGGTCTCGCTGTTACCCCAGGAACTACTTATTACGTGGGGGTGGGGTATGGACCACCTGGAGTAGCTGGAGATAATCATGGGTATCGAGGTGGTCAGAGTTATTTTGCAACTAGTACTCAAGGTAGTGGTTCAAGTCCATCGCAGCCTTTAGGTAGTTATATACAAGCTAGTGGTGGGCAAGGTGGTAGATTCTCTTCGGGTCGAGCCACTGGCGGTAGCGGTAACGCGGTTACATGGTCTGGTACGTCAAGAACAGGTGGTTATGGTGGCTATGGCTATTATTCAACCGTTGGAGGTAATGGTGGTGGGGGTGGAGGCGGTTGTGCTGGCTTATCAGGAAATGGTGGTAATGGATCGTCATGGCAAAGTTCATCAAGTAACACGGCAGCAACGGCAGGTTCTGGTGGTGGCGGCGGTGGCGGCGGTGGTTATTATTCTTATCCTACTGGTGGTGGTGGTATTAACTATTTTGGTGTAGGAGCTAATGGTGCAGCAGGACTTCGTGCCAGCAGTGGTACTCAGACCAGTTTTGCCACTAATCAATTGGGTCAACCAGGATCACAAGGAGCTTTAGGAAGTATATATAACACCGGCGGTAATAGTTGGAGCCAAGGAGTAGTAGGATGTTCAGGAGGCATTTTTGGTGGAGGGGGTGGTGGTAACTGGGGAAATGGTATATCCAGTCCTGGCTCTCCTGGTTTTGTAAGGATTCTCTGGGATAGTGACAACCAAGGAACCTATCGTGCCTATCCTTCTACTAATGTTGGTAACATGAGTTGATTATGGAATATTTAAATATAAAAACAAATGAGTTTTACAACTTTTCTGAGTTAAAAGCAAAGTTTGATGATTTACGTGTAGCTGGTTTTACGAAAAATTTTACAGTAAAAGATTGGAATCCTGATTTTGCACAAATAATGCACGAAACAGTGCCGGGTGCAGGAAAGCATGAAAAAGTCATACGTGATGGTAATACTTTAAAAGAAGGTATTTATTACGAAAAATGGAAAATAGTAGAAATGACAGATGAAGAAAAAGAACAAGCTGATGAATTAGCAGAGATAGATCAAAGAGATCATAGAAATTCTTTGTTGATTGACTCAGATTGGACTCAGCTACCTGATTGCCCTTTAACAAATGAAAAAGTTATAGAATTTAGAGAATATAGGAAATATTTGAGAGACTTACCAACTAAAAACGGTTGGCCTTATACTCATCAGATTCCTGGTCCACCTAAGATTAGAGAGGTTTAATATGGCTAATTTTACTGATTTATTTGATTTAACAGAGACACAACTTACAACTATTGAAAACCTTATTAAAGAAGAACCTGAGTCGGCTTGGACTCTTGAAACTTATAGACAAGATAACTATAAAATGCACCAAGAAACAGGATCTATCATATTAAAATTGCAGAATAGAAATGAAAAACATCCAATAGCGGTTGACAATGCAGAATTAATTTCTAAATATTCAATACTAGATGAGTTATATGCTAAGGCAGCAGAAATACTTGGGTTTAGTAAGTATATTGTTACAACGTCTTTATTCGTAAAGCTACCAGCAGGTAATCAAGTTTATAAGCATAAAGATTCGTTTGAAGTTTTTAAATATATTAATAGAATTCACGTCCCAATAATTACAAATGCAGAGTGTTTATTTACAATTGGAGAAGAAACTAAATCAATAGAAAAAGGAAAAGCAACTCAAGTAGATAATATGGCGTGGCATAGTGTTGAAAATAAATCGAGTGTAGATAGAGTGCATTTGATATTTGACATTAAAGCTGATTTATCTTGACCCGTATTGTTGTTACATCAGTTTTTAAAGCTGGTGCTACATGGTTTAGGTTCTTAATGTATGGGGCCGAGAAAGGTCTGCCAACTAACTCTTTAGAGGTTCAAAATTTTTATCCTTTTGACAGAGCAGAAAACTATATATGGCCTAAAACTGATGAAAGATTATTTGTAAAAAGTCATGCTGTTTATTCTGAAGATATTCCAATCATAAAAAACAATGATGGAGTTATACTTATTTATAGAAATCCTTTTGATATAATATTTTCATGGTTAAGCCATCATAGAATAAACGGACACTTAATTTACAAACCTCATAATGTTAAAAATCATATTTCATATTGGATAGAAAAAAATTATTATATAGACCACTATAATTCTTGGAAAAATAAAGTTAAACTAACAATTAAGTATGAAGATATGGTCAAAGATATTCGTGGAACGTTAGATAAAGTTAATAATACGATGGGTTTTAATTGGTCTTCTAAAAACATAGATAATGCAATTAAAGCAGGCAGCAAGGAATACATGCAAAGCATAGAAGAACATGAAATAAAAAATAGAATTGATGGTATGTTTTATAAATTACAAAAAGCTGATCCTTTTATAAACAGAGGAGAAAAGTTTATAGGAGGTCGCAGAAGAAAAGAAGATTTAGAAGTTTTTTTAGAACACTATCAAGATGAATTTTTAAAAAAATATTCTTCGTTAACGAATGAATTAGGTTATGACCTTGAATCAATTATTGAGGAGAATAAAAAACGTGTAGGTTTGACATGATCTAGTACTGGCCGAACAGGTCAAGGATAGACAGTAGGTATATAATTTGGTGGCAATGTATTATTTTTATGGCTGATCGCAATCAACTTGCACAAGAAAAAGCAGGTTTAATCAAGCAAAGAGATGAAATTGTTAGTAATTACAATGCACAAGCAGGAGAATTGTTGAAAGATTTAAACGCTACAACTGAAGCCAGCCTTGCTCCTTTAAACAAACAAATTGCAGAAATCAATGTAAGTATTCTGGAATCTGTAGATCAAGAAGCTGGCGTTGCTAATGATTAAGATCCTCACCTATATAAATACTGCTGCTCTTGTATTAGCCGTAGGTGGTGGTACGTTTCTTTATACACAACGCACAAAGATTACTAATCAAATTGTTGATCAGGCTTTGACTGTTGTAAAAGAATCAATGGTGAAGATGCCAAAACCAGCTCTTCCCAGTAGCACT